ACTCCATAAAGCCTTCTTGCGCATCTAGTGCAGACTTCTTGAAGCTGTCAAACTCGGCTTTTGCCTCGTCGTAGATTGCCTTCTGCTCTTGGAACTGCTCTTCTAGGAGTGCATTGGCTTCTTCTTGCGCGGCAGTAATCTCTGAAATGCCTTCTGCGGTTGCGTTGAACAACGCTTGTGCTTGTGCGACAGATGCTGCGCCTTTACGAATGACTCTGTCAAAGACCTTTTCCCACTCTTCACCAGCACCGAGTATCTGGTCAATCAGTCCGCTAGTTGCACCTAGGTTCTCTAGCTTTATACGAGCTTCTTGCTTTTTGACTTCGTCACGCAAGCCTCTGTAGAAGTCACCTACAGTATCTTTAGCTACTTGCTCTGTTTCTGTAGAGTCAGTCTCAAATGCTGCGCCGGGGTCGTACTCAAAGTCCTCTAGACCAGCCTCAATCGCGCGGATGCTTCGTAGCCCGCCCTCAAACATGCGGAGACCTTCAGCTGCCTCAGCTGCCTTCTCTGCGGTCTGACCGAGTTGAAAGTTTAGTTTCGGAAGCTCATCGCCAAATTCCTCAGCCTCAATGCCAGCTTCCATGAACTGACCTACCAAGAAACCAACCGCTACTGCTATAGCACCAATACCGCTCGATATCAGCGCTACTCTAGCTATCTTGACGGCTTTAGTTAACCTACCGAATGACAGTGTTAGCAAATTGACGGCTACGGTCAGTGCCTGTATGCCCTTGATTGTTAGGGTCAAAGCAATAATAGATGCAGTAATGTTCCTGACTGCCTCTATGTTTTTGGCAATCATCTCGGCAAAGTGAGCTAGGAAGCCTACGGTTTCAATAACACCGTTCGCAAAGCCGTTGATTACACGCTCAACCTCTTCAGTGTTTTGAGCAAACTCAACAACAACAGGCACCATCTTCCCAAATATCTGAGCTAAGGCGGGCGCTAGCCTGTCGACAATAGGCGTCATCGCCAATGCAAGGTCTGCAAATACAGGCGTTAGCTGTTGACCTGCGACAGCCTGCATATTCTTGAAGCTTGCCTCCAAGTTTTGCTGAGCAACAAACAAGCTCTCTGACTGCCGTTGATAAGCGCCCTGTGCATCTCGGGAGCGTTCAAACAAGAACTCCAACCGAATCTGCTGGTCTGCAAGTCGCTCTGCAGCACCTGTAAGTCCCTCAAGCCCACGAGCAGCCTTCTCAGACTCAATCTCGTTCTGCTTCATTGCGACACCGAACTTCTCAATCGGGTCGTACTCGCCTCGGAACAGGGCGGTCATACCAAGCAAGGCTTCTTGTACGTCATAACCGTACGTAATAGAAAGGTCAGCTCCAAGTCTTACAAGACGCTCAGTTAGGTCTGCGGTCTCCTGAATAGAAAAACCAGACTGCTTGATAACCGAACCAAGGAATGTAGATGCCTGAGCAGCTTCGCTCTGTGACAGACCAAGGTTCTTAGCTTCTTTTGTAAACTCGACAATCTGCGGTGTTGCAGATGCAAATACTGTTGCTACACCCTCAAGGTTTCGCTGTAAGTCTCTAGATTGCTGAATAGCATCGCCAGCAAAGTCTGTAAGCGCTCTGGCTCCCTGAAAGGCGGCAAAGGCGGCACCAGCTTTTACAGCTTGCGTGCTTAGGCTGTTTACCTGCTTACCGAGGCTTTGTAGACCCTCTCTGGCCTTCTTGATTCCCTCGGCGTTGAAGCCTGAGTTTAGGACAACGGATATTGCTCTTGATACTGCCATTAGTTATCCATCTTCCTCTTGATAGTCCTCAAAGCATCTTCTGTAAGCTCTGACATTTCTTTTGCCGCGTCATCTAGCCTGCTAAGCGCACCGGGGTAAACAAAGCGTGAAGGCTGTTTGCCCAATTCTCTAATCATACCTAACCCTTGGTTCTTAATACGGTGAGTACGCATTACCTGTTCGCCATTTCGCAGGGTGTAGCGGTAAGGGTCTGTCCTAGCCTTACGGTTTACATACCTCATAGACTTACCAGCCATGTCAGCCATAACTGTTGCTGGTGACACAACGTCAATCTTTGTAATGGCAGTGCGAGCCGACTTTGTAAACTTTCTAGGGTTTCTGTTGCGTATTAGCGCACTTCTTGCAGGCTTGCCATTTGCCCATGTAAGACGTCCGGGAACGCTAGCCTGTTGCATTCCATACCTTGTACCGTTTCGCCGCCTTGTCGAGCCTCTGAGGGGCGCTCTGAGCGGTATATTCTTGCGGATACCTTGCTGAACTGGCTTAGCAATTTGCTTTTGATTCCGCTTGAACTCTTTTAGAATCTCTTTGTCAATTTCGTTGAGCTGCTTGATAATCCAGCGATAGTCGCTAATCATTATCTCGGATTGGTCAAACTTCTGGTTTACAGCACCTACTCTGCTTGTAACCGTTCTAAACCCGCGAACTACAGCCAACTTACCGCCAATCTCTCAATCTATTTTACCCTAAAAGAAAACCGCCCCGAAGGGCGGTCTTCCTACTGTTTAGGGGGCTGGTTCTTAGCTACGAGCCATCTATACATAGTCCATAGCATTCTGTCGTCCAGCTTCATCAACTCTCTAGGACTGATTCCGGTTTCACAGGCAATGCCAGCGAGATACCAATGGGCGGATGATTCCCCTAGCCCTTTGATTTTGGGTCAGTGTCACTTGCCCCAATCTCACCTACGGTGCTTAGCCAGTCTTCGTAAGAAAGCTTTGTCTCTTTACGACGTGACTCGCTGTGCCAAGCTAGGTATAGCAGCCAACTCATGCGCGGGTCTGCGCCCAAGTTGACAACGCTAACATTGAACTTTTCTTCAAAAGCTACAAGGTCAGCAGCGTTTGCTGTGATTTCTTTTTCAGTACTGTCTTCGAACTGAATGTGCAGGTTGATTCTCATTTGTTATTCCTTAGGCTGTTGCGTAAGATACTTCACCAGTTGTCGGGAAGGTCACCGAGAAGGTAGCCAAATCGCCAACTGCCCCTGAGATTGGGGTGAAGGATGTGACAAGCACCTCAGCGGTGTATGTCGGGTTTGATGCGGAAACAGTGGTGCCCTGAGGGTTCAAGGTAACAGTTCCGATGGTTCCGACTAGGTCAGCGAAGAGTTCTGAAACTCCTCCTGTGCCAAAGTCGTTGTGGAAGTCAAAAGAAACTTGTCCGCTCTTTAGCCCTCCAATAACTTCTGTCCAGCCAGCGCTACCGAAGTCGGTTGTCTCGACCTCGGCTGAGTTGATGACCAGCTCAGCGCGAGCGCAGGCGTCAGAAATGTCAGTCCCATTAAATGAGACGCTCGTTCCGGTGACTACATATTTTGCCAATTTATTCTCCTTATGCGTATACAACTACAGAAAATTCTGCAGCTAGATACTCTTGGTCATTCAGTTGCAGAGAGCCGATGTTGTTCATCCCTTCAACGCGTACGTCAAAAGCATTTCCTCCAAGGCTCTTATCCGATTCTACCGCAAGTTTGATACTTGATGCACCGTTTTGCGAGCAGTAGTCGTCTAGTTTGCGCTGAGCATGTCTCTCCGCTGCTCTTCCAACGATTACCATAACGGTAAAGTTGAAAAATGTCAACCCTTGCTGAAAAGCTTCGTCGTAGCTAATTGTGTCTAATTGCACAACTGCTATCGGCGGGTTAGGGTTATCTGGCAACTCCGCGCTCGTTCGAAGACCAGAAACTGTGCCTAGGTTCGTTGCAAGTGCGTTGCGAACGGCTGTTATGTCTGTCAAGCCATCCTCACTCTGCAGAACGGCTCTAGAAGCTTGGCGATGTCGGGGTCAATGTTAGAAACTCTAATTACACCCAAATCTGAGAATCCAGCAACGCCTAGAGGGCTGTCATAACGCTTGTACTGCCTAGCTGACAAGAAAATACATGCCTGACGCACCGCTGTAGGTGTTTCTGCGAAACCGAATGTACCTGTTACCTGAGCTGTGGCTTCTTCGCCAACTGTCGGGAACAGGAAGTCTCCTACCGCACGAATCTGCGTGTAAGGCACGTCTAGTCCACCTGCACGTCCATTTAGAGGCTCTAGCTGGTAATCTCCGGACTGCCAAGTAGTGTCAAAGACACCCTCAGCATCGTCTGCCGTCTTTAGGCTTGTCAGAGAAATCAAATCATCGATAACGCAAACATAAGAACTAATAGGAGTAAACAAGCGCGTATCTGTTTCGCTATAGAACACACGCTCGCAATATCCGTCAATCTGACGTGATGCTGACTCTATGGCAATCTCTAATAGATTGTCGTCAACTGTGTCAGTAATCCTTAGAGCGCCTTTTACATCTGCAAGTGTGCAGTAACCGTTAGTGATAGACATGAAAACTCCTCGCTACCATTCTAGCTTAGTTGTGCCTTGAGAAACGGCATCCAGTACTTATACCAAACATCATCTACATCAAACTGCTTTGCGAACTTCCTAGAAACCTCTGAGCGCTCTCTAGGTGCGTCGTAAGCTTCGTTTAGCGCTTTCACAATGCTACTTACCTTAGGTATTTGCCACCATGCGCCCTGTGAGTTGTCCCACTGCGGTTGACCGTCTATCAACCAGCCATCTTCTGAGACTAAATCTTGTGTAGCTGCCCATGATGAGCCTATAACGCGTGTACCGCAGCTCTGAGCCTCTACTGTAGGCACTCCAAAGCCTTCACCATAGCTAGGAGCTAAAAGCACGTCCATGCCTGTGTAAAGGGCTGCTAGCTGCTCCTGTGGGATACCGTATCTGTACTCTGTTGCGTTTGGGAAGATAACCGAGTCTTGAGGAATACCACAAGCACGTACAAGCTCAATAAGATTCCAGCCAAGACCAGCACCGATAGGGTCAGTGTGAATATAAAGAATAGAATCAGGATGCTGCTTGTGAAAAAGACTAAAAGCAAGAATGTTCTCACTAAATGCTTTACGGTGAAGTAGACCACTCGCTTTATTCGCTGCAACCATACCGACAACAAACTTCTCCCCTGTTCCCATGTAATCTCTGATGTGCTGACCATTAGGCATTGTGTCAGTAGGCTTCAGCACGTTTGTCTCCACGCCATGCGGAATATAGGTGTTCTCTATCTTCATCTCATCCATTTGTCTTTGACCGAATGGTGACATTGCGATAGGAGTTACATTTGCCCTGCGCAACCAAGCCTCTACCTTCTTTGGCATTGTGACGTGGTCTAGCGGCGTCCAAGATGCGATTTTGTTTAGCTTGTCATACCAAGGACTGTTTAATACCCAAACGTCGTAGAGAGTGAGCATGATGTCGTTGTCAGGGAATCGCTTGGCGAATGACATGTGGTCAACAGGCGCAACGTCTTGAGAGTAAGACTGCACGCCCATCGGGAAATGCTCTACCTCGCCATAAGGTGTCTTTATTTTCTGTATTTGCCCTTGTAAACCAAAGTTAGACAACATGGCTGTGTTTGCGTTGTGCTTTACGAGCCTGTCGATTAGATACTTTGCTTGCACTCCATAACCAGTGGGAGTGTCATAAGAATTGCTCCAAACGGTTACTGTTCCGTCTAGGCTCTGCTCTGCTGCAGGATTACCTTTTTTACCCATGCTCACAGCATACATAAAAAGAAGGGTGGGAGCAACCTGCGACTCCCACCCTTCGTCTTTTTACGTCAGATTAGCTAGCTGCTCCGACGAAGTGCTTGATGTGACCAGCGTGGGTCAGGTTACCGTCTGCGCGCATTAGTACGCGGAAGGTGGTTACGTCTTGGTTGAAGGCGTAGTCAGTTGAGGTTGCAATCTGCAATCCGCCAGCCATTCTTACCTTGTATGAAGGTAGGTGACCGAATAGAACAGACTTAGCTTCAGTTCCGATTGCGTCCATTGCAGGGTTCTCTACAACGCTGAAGCCTGCAAAGTTGTCAGGCTGTCCAACGTTTACGGTGTAGAGGTAGTTTCCTGCGGTGTCCTTTAGCTTACGCATTGCACCTAGTGTCTGGCTGTTTGCCATGTATGCAACACCGGGTAGTCTGCGAGCTGCACCGTCAAGGCTGTATGCCAAGTCGATTAGGTCATCAGCGGTGAATGCTCCGCCAACACCAGTTCCACCAGTTACACCTGAGCCAGAAGCGGTTACAACACCAGTTGGCTCTACAGTTCCGGTTCCGTTGGTTAGACCACCGTTTACACCGAATCCAATTGCGTTACCAGCCTGCTCAGCAATCAAGCTTGAGAGGTTGAAGCCAGCGTCGGTGATTAGCTCGTTTGATACAGGTACCAAGAATGAGTACTTGTATGCGCCCAAGGTAATGCTTGAGAAGGTTGGCTCGCTGTCTGCGATTGCGCTTCCCTCGCCCTTGATGGTTGCAGTTGAGTATGCAGTCAAGGTAGGAATGGTTAGGTCTTCACCTGAGGTGGTGTTGATTACCTGTCCTACGTCCATCATTGGGCCAGCTAGACGAGCTACAGAAAATACCTCGTCAAAGAAGCTCTTGGGTACAGTGTCGTCAGATGAAGTGATGGTGCGCTTCTCAAAGGTGTGTGAACGTGTCTCACCTGTGACAATAGAACGCAGCATGTCCTCGTCGGAGGATGAGGCGCTTACTGAAGGGATGAAGCCCTTTGCAGCAGCTGATGCCTCTGCAGCGCGCTCTTCGTTGCGCTGTGCTAGTGCGATTGCTTCGTCGGCACGACGGATGTCTGCCTCGATGCGGTTGATTTTTTCGTTGGTCTCTGCATCTAAACCGCCACGCTCTTCAGCTGCGTCAAGTGACTCCTGAATCTGCAGCGTTAGGTTAGCGCGGAGTTCTTGCTGAGACTTGATGAACTCAGACATTTATATATCTCCTATAGTTTGTACTTACAGTTTCCAGTCGCGTTGACGCTGAACTGAATGTGACGGCAGAGCTGACTCACTTCCGTTGTAATTATTCTACAAGAGAATTGACCCTACACAGGGCGCGAAAGACCCTCCTAGGAGAAAGAATAAGACTAGGAGGGGAAACGCTACCGAGTTTCGTCGGCTGAGACTACGCGCGTTTCTTTGACTGGCTCGCTCTTTTCCTCAACCTTTTTGGTTGACTTGGTAGGAGCATCGAGCGCTACGATTGCTTCTGCCCATGCGTCTACGTTCTTGAAAACGACGCCGGACTCTGGGTTTCCTGAAGCGTTTAGGATTGCTTCTTTAATCTCTGCTTTGGTTGCCATTTATATTCCTTTGAGTAGTTGCTCTAGTTTCTTTTTCTTCAGAGCTAGCATATCTGAGTTTAGCTCAGGCTTAGCCTCTTCCGCTTCCTTCTCCTCTTCGGGAGTCAAATCATTGATGACCTGCGTCAGCACCTGTGCATCGCTCTCGCTTAGGTTTTCGCCAACCTCTATTTTCAGCAGTGCGTCTGAAAGGTCATCAACGTTTACATTTGCTCTATTAGCAATACTCTCTAGGTTTCTCACCATTGTCTTTCCTGCCGTTTCACTATATGCGGGGAACGCAACAATACTTACTTCGTGCAGTCTAACAGAATTCAAGGTTCTTTCCATGCCATCGCCACTCCATTCGTCACCGCCTGCGGGTACGGAGAAGCCAAACGACATTGCTGAAACATCGCCTCTCTTGATGAGATACGCTGCGTCGCGCCCTTGCTGCGTGTCTGGCAGGTCAGCTGTGACTCTCAAGCCGTAGCTGTCCTCTTCTAGCCTTAGGGTGTTTGCCCGAGTAGAACCAAGTACAGAACCTGTGTCGTGATTCCACAGAAGCTTGATGTCGTTGCGTGCGCGAAGTGACCGAGTGAAGGCTCCGGGAGCAATCTTCTCTCTAAATGGTAGAGGCTCTGAGGCACTGTTGAATACAGCTGCATATCCAGTAAAGGTCATGCCAGCACCGTTGTCGCGTACCTCGAAAGGAGATACCATCAACCGAGTCTCTATTTTTGCCATTTCTTTTGCC